TAGTCAACGCATACGCGCAAGCGCTTTCAAGATCAATCAAAAGAGCGTAATTAATACGTTATCCATCAAGGAGAAAATAAATGTTTTTATCTGAAAACTTACAACAAAAATGGCAAGCCATTTTAGAGCACCCTGATCTTCCAGCGATCAAGGATTCCTACAAGCGTGCAGTTACATCTGTATTGTTAGAGAACCAAGAGCGTTCACTACGTGAAGAGCGTAGCGCAATGTTTGAGGCAGCTCCTGCAAACAATATTAACGCAACAAGCGGTATCGACAAGTATGATCCGATCATGATCGGTTTAGTACGTCGTGCAATGCCTAACCTAATGGCTTATGACATCTGCGGCGTTCAGCCAATGACAGGTCCAACAGGTTTGATCTTTGCAATGCGTTCTACATATGGTACAGAGCGTAACAATACTTCAACTCGCGTTGAAGCATTGTACAATGAAGCTAACACCTCATTTGCAGGTACTGCAACTACTCACGCAGGATCAAATCCTGTTAGCGGCGCTTACACAACAGGTGCCGGCGTTGCTACAGCAACTGCTGAAGCTATGGGCACTACTGGTGGCCAAGCATTCAACGAAATGTCTTTCTCTATTGACAAGACAACAGTTACTGCGAAATCACGTGCTTTAAAGGCTGAATACACTGTTGAATTAGCACAAGACTTGAAAGCTATTCACGGTCTTGACGCTGAAGCAGAATTATCAAACATCTTGTCACAAGAATTCATGTTTGAAATTAATCGCGAAGTTATTCGTACAATTTACAAAGTTGCTAAACCAGGTTCACCTGCAACAGCATCTGCTGGTACATTTGACTTAGACGTTGACTCTAATGGACGTTGGTCTGTTGAGCGTTTCAAAGGTCTATTGTTCAACATTGAACGCGATGCTAACCACATTGCACAAGACACACGTCGTGGTAAAGGTAACTTCATCGTTTGCTCTGCAGACGTTGCAAGTGCATTAGCTATGTCAGGTGTTCTAGACTACGCTCCAGCTTTGAGCACAGGTCTAAATGTTGACGATACAGGCAATACATTCGCAGGTGTTCTAAACGGACGCTATCGTGTTTATATTGATCCGTATTCCAGCAACCTAGGTTCAGCAAGCCAGTTCTACATGGTTGGTTATAAGGGTTCTTCTCCTTATGACGCAGGTATGTTCTACTGCCCATATGTTCCTTTACAAATGGTTCGCGCAGTTGATCCTAACAGCTTCCAGCCAAAAATTGGCTTCAAGACACGTTATGGTTTAATTGCTAACCCATACGTTACATCTGCCGATGGCGTATCAGATGCAGATGCCGCATCATTCACAGCAAATCGTAACCAATATTATCGTCGTACACAAGTGTTGAACTTGATGTAATTCGATATTATCGAGTAAGCCGACAAAGATCGGTACTTCTAAAGGGGGGCTTAGGCTCCCCTTTTTTGCCTTATAAATATAATAACGGAGGAAAGAAATGTATACTGCAAATGTAAATGTAGCAAAGCAAAATTATGCAAATTCATTACCCACGACATATGATTATCTAAGACCGAATGCTTTCCGCTTTTCTGTTAAGGATATTCCCAATGTGTCTTTTACTTGCCAATCAGCTAATTTGCCGCAACTCGCATTAGGTTTTGCCGTACAGCCTACCCCGTTTACTGACATTCCACGTATCGGTGATAAACTAGACTTCGGTTCGTTTACAATTAGATTTTTGATATCGGAAGATATGTCCAATTATTTAGAATTATACAATTGGTTAGTGGCTTTAGGTTTTCCTAAAGATTATACACAGTTTGACGCGTTAATAAAGAATAGACCTAGTAGATTCCCGTTTAAAGTGAATCAACGAGGCGAATCTGAAGTTTTGGCATACTCGGATGCAACTTTAACGATTTTAGACTCGACAAATACGCCTAAAGTAAATATAATATATAAGGATATATTCCCAATCTCATTAGAAGGATTGGATTTTGATATTGCATCTGCCGGTGTGGAATATTTTACCGCAATTGCCTCTTTTAAATATACGCTATTTGAAGTGGAGCAACTTTAATTAATATGGAGATTTTATGGCTAACAACAATAAACCTGGACTGAAGAACATTCCAAAAATTCCGGTTCCTAAGTTTAACAAACCCCCAGTCGCAGCTGCGGCACCCCCTGCGGCACCCCCTGCCGCACAACCAGGTCAATTGCAAATCAATATTGATGATTTGCGTAAAGAAAGAATCTTTGTGGCAACTCCTTGTTATGGTGGTATGCTTACAGAGGCATATTTCCGTTCAATGGTTCGCACATTGACATTCTTCAATCAACATCAAATCCCATTGGCGTTTGGTACTATTGCAAATGAGTCTTTAGTTACTCGTGCTCGCAATGTGTTGGTTGCATATTTTCTTCAAAGCAATTACACTCGTTTGTTGTTTATTGATGCTGATATTGAGTTTCAAGTTGAAGATGTACTTAAATTAATTGCTCACAACAAAGAAGTTTGTGTAGGCGCATATCCTAAAAAGGGCGTCAACTGGCAACGTATTAAAGATAGCATTAATTCTAAACCCGGTCAAGATATTTCTGATAGAGATATTGCTGCCGCTGGTTCCGACTATGCGATTAACTTTAAGTTTGTTAATCGTGAGTCAAAACAAATTGCTATTGAAAATGGTGTAATTAAATTGCACGACGGAGCTACAGGCTTTATGATGATTAAGCGTGAAGCAATTGACAAGATGATTGCTGCATATCCAGAGTTAAAGTATAACAATGATTTGAATACTCCGCCAGATTTGCAAGACTTCTTCTATGCATTCTTCGACACAATGATTGATCCCAAAGACAAACGTTACTTGTCAGAAGATTATACATTCAGCAGACGTTGGCAAGATATCGGTGGCGACATTTGGCTTGATCCAACAATCTCATTGAATCACTACGGTTCATTTAATTTCCAGGGCAACCCTGCTCAGATTATTCAGATTAGCCCTCAGTAATGAAATTATCTGACCTGCAGGAAATGTGGGCAGATGATTGTAAGATTAATGAGACTAATCTTGGACATGAATCTGCTCGCACACCTTTATTACATTCTAAGTATTTGAATTTTTTAACATCTACTCGGCTTAACCTACGCAAAGCAGAGTCTGAATATCTCAACCTTCGTAGAAAGAAATACAAGTATTACAGGGGAGAAATGACCCAGCTTGAATTATCAGATGAAGGTTGGACTCAATGGCAAGGTAACAAACCATTGAAAAATGAGATGGACGAATTTTTGCAGGTTGATGCAGATTTAATTTTACTACAAGACAAAGTAGAATACTTTAAAACTGTTATGTATCAATTAGAACAAATTATAAGATCCTTAAACAGTAGAACATGGGATATCAAGAATAGTATTGAATGGTCTAAGTTCACAAACGGTATGATGTAATGTCTGACAAAATAAGCGTAAGAAAAAAGAATGAAGTGTATCTGCAAGTTGATACTGAACCTTCAATTGCACAAGAACTAAATGACCATTTTTCATTTGAAGTTCCAGGAGCGAAGTTTCATCCTCTGTATAAATCTCGTATGTGGGATGGACGCGTTCGCCTTTTTTCTATGTTTACCAAAGAGCTTTATATTGGTCTAAAAGACTATTTAGAACAATTTGCAAAAGAACGCGATTACATATTTGATGATTCGCAGTATGAAAAAACTGCAGATGGTTGCACGTTGGATGAAGTAACAGAATTTGTTAAAAGTTTAAATATTGCATCTAAAGGTACACCTCTAGAAATTAGAGATTATCAGATTGAAGCAATACATAAAGCTATTAATGATGGCAGACGTTTATTGTTGTCTCCTACCGGTTCAGGTAAATCTTATATTATTTACTGTTTAATTCGCTGGCATGAGCTAAGAGGAAGACGGCAATTAATTCTTGTTCCTACTACATCACTTGTTGAACAGATGTATTCCGATTTTCAAGATTATTCTAGTATTAATAATTGGAAAACTTCTGAGCATTGTCATCGCATTTATGGTGGTCACGAAAAGTCTAATGAGTATGATGTAATTATTAGTACTTGGCAATCTATTTACAAATTGCCTAAACAATTCTTTGCAGATTTTAAAGCAGTGTATGGAGATGAAGCGCATTTATTTAAAGCTAAATCTTTAACAGGTATTTTAAATAAAATGCCGGATACTCCTTATAGAATTGGAACTACTGGTACATTAGATGGTACTCAAACGCACAAGCTAGTTCTTGAAGGAATGTTTGGTCCCGTTTATAAAGTTACAACAACTAAAAAATTAATCACAAGTAAAACGCTTGCTGATCTGCAAATTTATAATCTTGTTTTGGATTATCCAGATGAAGTAAAAAAAGCACTTAAAGGAAAAACATACCAAGAAGAAATGGACTTTATTGTTGGATATGAACCTCGTAATAAATTTATCCGAAATCTTGCAATCAAACAAACCGGCAATAGTTTAGTGTTATTCCAATATGTTGAGAAGCATGGCAAAATGCTACATGAGATGATCCAATCTAAAGCAGAAAACCGAAAAGTGTTTTTTGTTTATGGTGGAACTGATACAGAACAACGTGAGGAAATTCGTCGATTGACAGAAACCGAAAAGGATGCTATAATAGTGGCTTCATACGGAACTTTTTCTACGGGGATAAATATTAAAAACCTGCATAATATTATTTTTGCATCTCCCTCAAAATCCCGTGTTCGAAATTTACAATCTATTGGTCGTGGATTGAGAACAAGTGAAACAAAAGATAGTTGCAATCTATATGATATAGGTGATGATTTAACATGGAAGTCTAAAAAGAATTATACGTTGTTACACATGATTGAAAGAATTAAAATTTATAATGATGAGCATTTTGATTACAAACTACTAAGGATACCTATTCAATGAACGATCCGAATGTTAAAATTTTAAAATTAACAAGTGGTGAAGATATAATATGTAAAACATTCGATGAATGTAAAGACCTTAAAGGGCGTAACATATCAATTACAGATCCTGTAGTATTAAATCAGATTAGAATGCCAAGGGGCGATATGATTGTAGAATCATATATTTTATCCCCCTGGGTAGCATTAGGAAACACAGAAAGTTTTGAGATATCAACAGATCATATTATAGTTGCTGTTGATACAAAAGAAACATTAAAAGATAATTATATAAAATTCATAGATTCCAGGGCAGATCCTGAAATTTCTGAGGTTGAGGAAAAGGATTTGGAAAAAGAACAAATCCAAGAAATTGTAGATAAATTTATAAACACACTTGAAGAAGAGCATAATGAAAACAAAGAACCCCCTAAAAGACGTGGAAGAACTCTCCACTGAAATAGCTGAAGTAGTTAAGGAAGTAAAAATTCCTACTTCGTCTCACTATGTAGACAATAAAAAGTTTTTACAAGCTCTTATTGAATATAGACAAAGTGTAGTTGATGCGGCGGCCGCAGGAAAAGAACCACCTATTGTATCTAACTACATAGGTGAATGCTTTATTAAAATTGCAACACATTTATCTTATAAATCTAATTTCATTAATTATACATTTAAAGATGATATGATTTCAGATGGAATTGAAAATTGTCTAACTGCTGTTGTCAAATTTGACCCATCTAAAGGATCAAA